TCTGTTGTAGCATTAATGATTACCATAAATTCTGATATATCTGGCCTGTTTAGCCCGTACCATACGGGCACGAACAGAAAGTCATAAAAGCATATGAGCAAGTATAGGCTCAATGCTGCCCAACGCCAAGTCATAGTAGACTTCTGTTGAGGTGTTAAATTTTTCATATGCAGGGAGCAGCACACTTCATAGCGTCAACACCCATGAATATAATAGCCACAAAAACAAATAATGCTATTCCGATTATAATCCATTTTGTCATTTTTATACTCCGAAACTTTCCCCACAGCCACATTGTGCTTTGGCATTTGGGTTTAGTACTTTAAGGTATGAACCACCTAATTCTTCTACATAATCAACTGTACAACCAAAAACAAACATTTCTGCCATTGGGTCTAACCACAAGTTTTCTATTGTGGGCGGTTCTGAAGTAGTACCCCATTCATATTGAAAACCAGAGCATCCACCGCCTTTTACTGCAAGTGATACATTTGGCCTACCTACCTTCTTGAGATAGTCTCTTGCGTTGTCTGTAACAGTTAACATCATGTATTATTTAGGTTATTCTATTTCCTTCCATCCCATAGATTCACAGCTATATTTTGTAGAACCTATTTGTACATAGTCACCAGTACTAGTGCTTCGACAACTAGAACCTTGAAACATAGGTGTAACACCCTCGTTTTCCCACCAAGCATTGTGAATGGTATTTGTCTGTACAAATGCCTCTTCACACATATCTTCGTGAGATTTATTCTTGTTTACATAAAGATGGGCAACTAAAAAGAAAGGCCCCTCTGGATCTGAAAATGTGGCATGATATATAGATACTTTTTCTTTTACATACATTTTGTCATAGTTGTTTAATAATGCATCATTCATAATAGATACCAATTTTCTCAGGCAAACCTTCTAAAATTTCGTGAGACATCATTTCTGTTTTAGAACCATTTTCCCAACGAATATCTACACCATGTGCATGATTTAATTGTAATTCAGTGTGAACTGCTTCAACAACACCAGACCAATAAGGAAGATATGCTCCCCAATTACCAACAACTTTTTGTCCTAATAAACTCATGTAAACCTCTTTCTAATTACTATTATATAATACAATGATTCGTTAGTAATGTCAAGTACTAATTGTATCTGGTACAATCTTTGACGATGGCTGATACCACTCTGAAGCAAGTATTTTTTGAGCCAACTCCGAAGTTTCATGGTACTCTGTGTATCTGTCGAAAGGTTCGATACCATACTCACCCTTACAAACTGCACCGACATACCACCCAGCGGCAGATGCCATAACGATAGGTTCTGAAACTTCCATTGTTGTTCCATAGACATTTTGTGTGTCAAAAACCATATCTTTAACTTCTTTTAACAATTTCATTATGTAATCTCCTTAATCAAAATAATTTCCTTCGACCCAATTCCAATTATTAGACGTACCTTCTTGAAACCAAGCTCCTTCTTTACTTTTTGGGTTATGCCATATCAATTCTTTGTTAGCAGATTTCATTGCTTCACTAAGTGTTGAAGTTGTAGTACATAATCCGTTTTCATAAGCGTTAAAATGATAAATTTCCATTATATACACTCCTTCTTATAAACCGCAAACGCATCAATGACGCTATTTGGTACTGCATAAGGATTTCTCTCAATAAAGATCAACACTTCCTCAAAAGTCATTCCAAGGAATTTTGCTTCTTTTACCAATTTAGTAGTTGCACCTTTAATTTTCATTATCCAGCAACTCCATTTACTTTCCAATTATAAACTTCGATGGCCTCATTCCAAAGTTTCATTGCACCTTCATCAGTCGCAAAACCATCTTCACTTGCAAAATTCATATTAGAACTACCAAAAACTTCTTCGGCAACTCCTTTTGTTTGCATGATGTATGCAAGTCCACTAACTGATTTTGACCAACCAACTAGATTATCTTTGTTAGACATCTTTCCAGACCAACATTGAACTCCACCTTCGTGAGCAACTAGATAATTGATTGAATTTTTTGAAATAGACATGTAATACCTTTCTCTCTTGATTACATATATAATGTAACACAAAAGGGGCCCTTTGTCAAGGGCCCTTTAAGGTATTGTTTTTATTGGATTTTATATCGTGTAGAAGATGTTTTAGTGATTTCTCGAGCCACTTTGATGAGGTGATTCGTTCTACATCGATGGCCATTGAATAGGGTTTATAATCACCTATCAGCACCAGATGCCATGCCAGGAGATGCTGGATATACATCTGGTTTTGGAACTACAAATTCTTCATCCCAACCAAATGCTTCTCTTACCACGTTAGAAGATAAACCTTTGTACAATTGATGTAGTTTTTTATCTTTAGCAGCAATAACAAGTTTTGCTTCATTTTGATGTAAACCTTCTAACAATTGAAAAAACATTGATTCTTTCTGGTGTTGTTTGGTTTGTCTATCCGCACCTTTAATGAAATGCCATAGTCTTTGTGCTTCCATAGCCAACACAGTATGTTCTGTTCCTTCTGGTGATTCATTAGGTGTGTAAGGAACATCACCCTCTGGGATTACCCATTCAATACTTGGATCAAATCCGGCCTTGAGTACCATGCGTAATGCATCAGTATTATGCTCTCTAAGGATTTTTACCTTTTGATCTTTAGTTTTTGCTTTGTGTACTCTATCAAGTACCTCAGAAAATAACGGTGTATAAGTTTGTTCTGGCATTTTAAAATTCTCCAATTGTTTCAGTAAGATTTTTCAATCTTGATTGTATAAAATAATTTAGTAGTTTGCTTCTGTCACCAAATGGTGCACCATGAAATTCTGTTAAAATCTCACTTTCCAATTCATTTGGAATTTTACTCAAGTCAATGAGTTTTTCATTTCTTTGGTAATTTCTTTTAACCTCATCCTGTAAATCATTTATATTAATATCCAACCAAGTCGCAATCTTTTTCTTTCCTAAAGGTTTTTGCCTTAATCCATCCGTAAATGTATTGTCAGGTGATAGAACATTAGGTACTCCATCACTAGTATCACCTTTAAGTATATGTTCTTTTATATAGGTTTCTGGAACATGACCATCTACATACTTTTTAAGAATAGGACTATATTGTTTTACATTCACATATTTTTGTAATTGAATAAAATCCTTATCACCAGATACAATGATAATCTTCTCATTTCTACTACGATCTTTTTCTGTCTGAGAAAACTTACACAAGGTAGCAATGATATCATCAGCTTCTGCACCATACACCTCTAGAAATTTGTATGGAAGGTTATCTTTGATCTCCGCCTTAATCTTGTTTAGAATTTCAAAGATGGCATTCCAATCTTTACTGTCTGCATCTCTGTTCTTTTTACGATTTGATTTGTATTGAGGGAAGAAGTCTCTTCTCCAATAATGTTTAGAATCATAAGTAAGAATTATCTCACCATACTCTTCATTAAACATTGTTCTATACATACGAACTGAATTGAGTATCATGTGTCTCACCATACTCTCATCGGGCAACTTTGCCTTAGTCATATTTAAATGCATCATTAGACTGGCTAATGAGATTTGGTTCATATCAATTATTATCACGCTGGTTCATCTCCTAAATGTTCTTCTTCAATTATTTTTACAACTACTTTAGTTAGTAAATCATGGTCAAACTTTGCATAAGTTTGTACTGAGTTTTCAGTTTCAGATTTCATTACCGAACTAATAAGTTCTGATAATGGATGGGCATAGTCAAAGGTTCTAAACATAATACATTTTATTATCTCATTTAAAAAACCAATTTCAGATAAAAATTCTTTATCCTTTATATCTACGCCGTTCTCTGCAAGATTATGTATTGTAGGAATCATAATACTTTCAGCAACCTCATCAATAAAAACCATGTCTTCTGTAAGTCTATCAGTCTCAAGTGGGTTAACAACCTTTACTCTAGACCACGGGCCCTTAACAACATTGCTTATCCCGCTGGGTGTATCGTCTTCCACTTTACCCTCTTTTCTGCGTATTCGCCATAAAATTCATCACACCAATCGCCGTGTTTTAGGTAGTGTTGCATATTTCTAACATAACCCGTACTGTCAGCTAGTTTTAT